TTCTCTACCAAAAATTCTTATTTTAGGATTACTTCCTTTTTTATATTCTGATTTAAATGATTTAACACCAACTTTAATATTTTCAGAAGTTAAAGCCTCCAATGAACCAGTTTGAAATATTTGGTCATCCCATCCTATTCTTATTTTAGGCTGGTATATTGTAAATGTTTCTTTACTAAAAAATCTAAGTATTCCGTAATCTTGTGTATTACTTTCTAAATCCGTTGAATTTGTGTAATCTGCGAATTTTAATATTAAACCATCGTTTGGAATAGAACCACTCATCCAAACTCTAAGCATTGATTTGATATCCATATTGATATCACTTTTTTCATAACTAAAGTTTTGAGTTGCTCCATATGCAGTCCACCAAGTACCACCACTACCATCGTTTATACTTGCTGTTGTAAATGAGTTAAAATCATTATCTAACCAAGTTGATTTAGTATCACCTTCTCTATAATTCCAAGTAACACCTTTTGTTGTAATAGCATCGAATCGTGTACCATTACCCATTTGCCAACTACCAGAAATTGGATTAGCATATATTGTATAATCTAATGGAATTTCTTCCGCTTGTGCTTCTTTTAATATTAACACAGCTTCATTCATACCAAACGTATTTGTATATAATGATTGTGATAAAAATCCAATATCAAATTTTAATAAAGCATGGGAAACATCTTTTACATTTCCATAGTAAACTTTACTTACTTCCAATATCTCATCAAGACCAGTATTTTGGTTTGGTTGTTGGAGATATACCGATGCATCTTTTGATGCTGTTAAAAAATAATATGCCATTATCTTGCTCTACCTTTTATATCTGAATCTGGAAACTTTACTTCAAAAACCGATGGGTCTAATGATGGATATACAACTTTGTTTTTAGTTGCTGCTTCTATATTATATGAATTTGGAGAATATTGTCCTCCGCATTTATTTACTATTGATAATTTAGGAACAGATGATACACCTTCCACATTTGCCAATAACAATTCAATTTCACTCAAATTTATGGTTTGATTGAAACTCCAATTGTCAGTATTAAAATAATCTTTTAAATCTATTATACAATTTGTAACTACTTCTGATTTATTATAGTTTTGATAACAAATTACTTCAAAATCAACTCCAATATTTATAATAAAACCATCTGAAAAATTAACACCATCTGTTAATATTTTATATTCGTTCAAATATGTTTTTAAGTTTTCTTTAACTGCTCTATTAACATTAGTAAGTCTACCAGCATTATCCAATCCCAACATATATAAGTTAATTGCAAATGGATTATTTTTTTCATTTTCGTTGGATGTTTTTCCAATTAAAAAATCACGTATTTCAGCACTAACATTAGCTGCCGTTGGTTCTAATGAATCTGGTTTATTTACAAAACCCATTACTAATTGTGTAAATTCCTGTAATGCATTTGGTGATGATAAAATAGATGATGGTGAGTTGTTATCCAATTTACCATCGGCCGTTGCAAATGCTTTAGCAACTGCTCCGTATTTTGTTGGCATTGATAAAACTCTTATTTGATAATCTTTAGAAGTTACTGCTCTATTTTGAGCTCCAAAATTACCTAATGCGTTTTGCCTAACTTCTTCTAAAGTCTCAGCTCCCCTACCACCACTTGCTGCTATATCATTTATGACAGCTACGGAATTTTTTAAACTATTATATGTTCCAATTTGTGCTAAATTTAAATCACCATAATCATCATCATATATAATAGATGTAATTCTTGTAAGCTGTCCAGTTTCTATATTTGATTCAATACCACCACCAACATAATACTTTACAGTTATTGTTGTGTTTGATGGAGATGTACCATATGTTTTTGTTTTTAAGAAGTTGGTTGGGTCAAAAGATTCCTCTAATCTACTAATTGAATTTGGTAATCCCAATCCAACATTTTTAAGATTTGGAATTAATTGCTCATCACTAGCAGTTGGGTCACCAGCACCAAATTGAATAGTTGTTGTTAAATCAGGATTAACTTTTAAAACAAATCTCTTAGGAGTTTTTAATGTTTTTAAAATATAAGGAACAGTATCTTTAAATTGAACAAGATCCGGGTCATTTAACTCTATATTTGGATAATCTAAAAATACCATTTCTTGTGCTAAATAAGGAACTTCGTAGTATTTGTTACCATTTGAATCCCTAACATCATATACAGATATTACATTTGTATCATCTATTTTAATTGTTCTAAATGATTCATACGAACCAAAATCAAAACTAACTTCTTTTATAGTTGCTGATATAGCTTGTACATATTTTTTAACAAGATATAAAGTAGGGTCTCCTGTATTTGCATCTCTTTGATATACACTAACTTCTCTATTATTGGTATCCGAAAAATCGATAATATCTGTTGTTATGAATTTTATAGAATCAGCTGTTGATTCTATTTCCATACCCTGTCTTACTCTAAGAAAATATTTAGAATCCATACTATTAGAAGGTCCAGTTCCTATTGCTGGTACTAATTGATAAACTGAAAGTGTAGTGGTTGCTGGCGATGTAACTTTTGGTTTGTATCCCAAAAATTGAGCTAATGCAATTACATTTTCTTGGTCTTCTGCAGTTGTTATTAATGATTCTTTAAATGTATCATCTATATAATATGATAATACATCACCTACATAAGATGCCATCTCAATGAACATCATACCAGGAGAAGCTTCTGTAAAGTCTGTATTTGTTTTTGGAAAATAAGTTTTTGCAAATTCTACAAGGTTATCTTTAAAAGACGTAAAGTCTTTATTGATATATCTTATATCTTTTCCTTTATTTTTGAATGTTTTATTTGTAGGTGTTAAACTCATATTAAGGTGCTATTTGTTGTACGTTAAAAGATACTAAACCAGAATTACCAGTACTTCTACTTCTAAATTTTAATGATATGTTTACTAAATTTTTATCTTTATTTTCGTTACTCATATCAACATTTATTTCTTCCACATCTACATTTGGAATATATCTTTCAACCGATTTTGTTATTATTTCTTGAATTTTATCTTCAAATTCTTCTGTTATTGGTTCAAACAATACAGTCTCAACGCCAGCTCCAAATAAAGGATTCATTATGCGTTCACCTCTTTTAGTTAATAATAAATTTTTTATATTAGATTTAAGTTGTTCAATTTCGGTATAGTTTTGCTTAAAAGCAACACCATTTATCTGAATTGGTAATGCCAATCCAACTGCGTAATCTTCATACTGCTTTGTTTCTATTATAGGTTTTTTTCCTAATATAATTGCCATTATTTCTTAAATCTTTTTACTAGTGCAGAATAATCTCTATTTAAAGCTTTATCCAATGCTTCGTTACCTGTTTGAACTCCCAATCCAGTTGGTTGAGGTCCATTTCCTAAATCACCATAACCAAGTTTTTCAGCCATTGCCGTTCCACCTAATATCGAACCCATATCACCTTGCCCAAAACTCATTGTTCTATATCCACCATCACCCTGTGGTAATCCACCTTTTGTTTCATTGAGGATTTGGTTAATCATTGGGTTTTTGCTATATTGCTTTGATGGTGTTGTTTTTGTTTGAACCGATTCTTTAATTTGTTCATCACCTAAAATAGCTTTAGCCATTGATAAACCTTTAGATTCAGGTTTAACAGGTTTAATACTTTCAGCAAGTATTTTTTTAACTTCTGCCTTTACAGATTCCCTAATTAATGCTGGTAATTGTTCTTTTAATTCCTCTTTAATAAGGATTTGTATGGCGTTTAATAATTTGTCAGTATCCATATATCGTTATTTGTTATGATTATAAATATTTCAATTGTTATTTTTAAGATTTATGTGGAAAACATAGTTGCTTCTTCTTTTCTTCTTCTAACTAAACCGGGATAAACTGTACCAGATGCTGCGCCTGTTGTAGGTCCATTCAACAAACCATTTGCTGCAGCTGCATAATCTTTACTTCGTATAGCCGATGCTATACCTGGTCTTAAACTACCACAATTATAAACAAAACTCATACAAGCGGCTTTTTGCTTATTACTAAGTGCATTAAAATCAGCTTCTGATATTTTTCTATCTCCAGTACCAACAAGTCTTGCCTTATATGATACAGATACTTCATATTGTAATACTTTTAATGCTGCATCTATTGTAGTGACATCTCCATATTTAACATCTCTTATTTTTCCAGTACTTGCATCTAATATTTTATCCGAACCAAATCCTAATCTTGGTGTACCTTCATCGTTTAATGCCGCTTTTGCAAATCCTTCATTTTTGCCAATAAATTTAGATGAAAGTGTAATCCAATCTGCACTAAAATCCAATGAACCCAAATCAACAGATGTAATTCCACTACCACCAGAACTAAATCCACCACCACCACTACCTGCTCTAAATCCAGTTACAAAAGGTTTACCACTATTAAATTTAACTTGACCTACTACTACATCTGTTGATTCCGATATAACTAAATCATCTGGTTCTTCCAATTTACTATCTATTTGTTGTTCAGTAATTCCATTTTGTATTGATTCTGTTTTATCAAGTTTAACCGATTCCTGTATATCAGCATCTTCCTTTGGAACAAAATCATCTTCTGATACAGCTTTTGATGGAGTTGATGGTGATACAAAATAACCAGTCCAATTTAATATTCCAGGTCCAGGAATCTGAACAGGAGAAGGTGGTGGACCTGCTGTGTATAATGA